AGATGTTTAAGGGCTGTTCTGGTTCACACCCTCATACTGTTGATGGGGTTAAATTATTTATGCCTTGTGTTGATCATGCTAGTGCTGTAGCTAGAGAAGAATATGGAAAAGAAGGAAAAAGAAAATACAAGAAAAAATACAAGATACTAGAATACGTTTCCTTTGCTAAAAGAAAAGCGATGTTAAAGTATTCTTGGGATGAATGTATGAGAGACCAAATGAAGGAATACGGAGACAAAGAAACGGCTGCTAAAGTCTGTGCAGCTATCAAATTTAAAACAGTAAAACGATAAAGAAGTAAACAGTTTTAACCCTTTTATATTTATTAATGTTATGGGAACACTAGAAAAAATCTTAAATATTTTAAAAATGAAAAACGAACCTAAATCTTATAGCGTAAAATTCTACGCTGAAAAAAAGTTAGATGATGGCAGAGTAATTGCTACAGAAGATGAGCAGTTTGCTGTTGGGTCTAAAGTCTTTGCCGTTGGTGATGATGGCGAGGCAGAGCCTCTTTCAAAGGGAACATACACCCTTGAAGATGGCGATAAATTAGTAATTGGTGACTCATCTGAGGTCTTAGAATTAGGCGAAACAGAGGTAGTTGAAGATGAAGAAGTTGAAGCATCTGAAGAACTAGCTGAAGAATCAGAAGCAGAGGAGACTGATTGGGCTAAGACTTTTGAAGAAATTAAGGATAGGGTTGCCGAACTAGAAAAAGCGGTCTTTGGTGAAAAAGCTGAAGAAGAAACTGAAGAATTATCTGAGGAAGTTTCTGAGGAAACTGAGGAAAATTCTAAAGAAACAAAAACTGAAATGAGTTCAGAAGATGTTATCGGAGAACTTATGTCAGAGGTTGAAGAACTTAAAAGCAAAGTTATTCAATTAAGTGGTGAACCTGCTACGGAAGGTATTAATTATAATCCTGAAGGTACACACCTAAGCTCTAATGCTAATGGAAAACAAGTTTTTGAAAAAATATCAAAAAAAGACTTGTTAAATATGACAACAGCAGATAGAGCAGAATTTATGATTAGTAACAAATTAACAAGAATTTAAATTATGAAACAAAGAAACTTTCAGGATGATTATGAGAGAATTAATCCTAAGCTGAAAAAACATTTCTTTTCAGCACAACCAACTATTACTTCCACTTATGCAGGTGAGTTAGCTTTACCATATTTAGCGGCTGCTTTAAAATCAGGTAAAACACTCGCTAATAATTGGATAAAAATTAAAGAGAACATTCCTTACAAGGCAGTCCTCAAGAACGTGGCACAGGCAAACATTATACAAAATGGTGCTTGTGATTGGAACGAGGCAGGAACAACTACTCTTGACGAAAGAGTATTAACTGTTGAAGAATTTATGGTAAACCTTGAATTATGTAAAGCTGATTTTAGACAAGATTGGGAAGCAGCAGCTACTGGTTCAATGTTTGATGACAGAATACCACCGACATTTGAAGAATTTTTACTTTCTTATGTTGCTGACCAAGTTGCACAACAAATAGAAAATACTATTTGGGGTGGTAACAATGCGGCAGCAGGAGAGTTTGAAGGGTTTGCAACTAATGCTGGTATTATCGTTTCAGGCGGTGGCTCTAACATAACAGCAGGACAAGCATTTGATACACCTGCTAATACGTTGTTAGGTTTTTCAGATTTATTAACAGGAATAGCTGGGTCTGCACAATCTGCTATATTAGACAAAGAAGATTTTGCAATTTACTGCTCACCAAAAGTTGCGTTATTTTATGCACAAAGTTTAGCAAATAGTGGTTATTTAAATGAGTATCAAGTTGGAGATAAGCCAATGAATTATATGGGTTATCAAGTTTTAGTTTGTCCAGGTATGTTGAATGACAGACTTATAGCTGCACAAAAATCTAACTTAGTATTTGGAACTAACCTTATGACCGATATGACTAATATACGTGTTATTGATAGAAGTCTAATAGATGGTTCAGATAATGTTAGAATGTCAATGCGTTATGCTGCTGGTATTCAAGCTGGTGTTATTGCTGAGACTTTTTGTTGTAAAGTATAGATAACTAAATTGATAAGGGGGTTGAAACATACCCCCTTTTATTAACTTTTAAAAATTAAAATACTATGGCTTGTGATATTACAAGAGGACGTTTAATTGACTGCAAAGACAGTATCGGTGGCTTGAAAGCTATTTATATATGTAAAGCATATAATCATAACATTGAGCAGGTGGCTACTATTGCTAATACTGAAATGACTGATGCTAGTTTTGCTACTTGGTCAGCACAAGTAGCAGCTAAAACTATTGTATTCAAATATCCATTAGTGCCAAACTTATCTAGCTTAACTGTAAATATAAACTCTGACAATGCTAATGGAACTGCATTTTTTGAGCAAACATTATCTGTTACTTTACAAAAGATTGACCACGATATGACCAATGAGCTTAGATTAATGGCTTATTCAAGGGCTCAGATATTTGTACAAAATTCTATGGATAATGTGTTTTTACTAGGTATGAATAATGGATGTCACGTAACAGGCGGTACTGTTATTACAGGAGCTGCTAAGGGTGATTTAAATGGTTATACTATTGAATGGGCTGCACAGGAAGATAATGCTTTGATCCAGATACCTCAAACTGCAGGACCTTCTACAACTAAGTGGCCGTTTGATGGTTTAGCTGATGAAGCTGACTTAACTATTACAGAAGGAACTTAATCGTTACTCTATACAAAAGAAAGAAGGGGTTTTATTGCCCCTTTTTTTGTACACTAAAAAACAATAATGTAACTTTTATATTTATAATAAAACACTATGGCTTGGAAACTAAAAAAACAATGGCAAGGCAAATCTATTGATTCTATTAAAATACCATTAGGTGATTTATCACAAAAACAAATACTATCACTTAATGAAAGTATTAGAAACAAATTATTTGTAGAAGAAAAACCTAAAAAGAAAGTTAAGAATGATAGCTTTGAAGGATAAATACGAAGGTATATTTTTACACTCTTTTAGCCAAGATGATTTAAAGCTAATACAAGAACAATGTCCTGTTGAGTTTAATAAATACTTTGAAGAAAAATGATACAGCTAGTAAGAGATGATGCAGACACACTTATTCGGTGGGCGTATTTAGATTTGTACGATAAAATGACAAATTCTGACTATAAGGTATTAATGACCTTAACAAGTCAATTAACAGGAAAGTCAAAAACATTCCTTCCTGGAACTAACTATGCTAATAAAGACAGGTATTTATATTTACTAATCTTAGTGGCTGCAACTTTAGGTGCAGAGAATTTATTAACAGGCACTATATTTTTAGGTAGCACAGACTTTCCCTTAGGGTTTTATGATGTTACTATATATCAAAATACATCTAATACTAATCTAGACCCCACAGGGCTAACAGTAATTTATACAGGGTTAGCTAATTTAGCACCTACAAGTGATGCTGAGCCTGTTGAATATAGTGAATACACAACTAACGATTCTGACACAGAAAGCGTATATATAACATTTTAACTATGAATTTAGACTTAATAAAATTATCACATTATAACATACCTCATTTAGTAGAAGATACTAGACACGATTGGATTTCTTTTGGTGAGGATAACCTATATCCAAATTATTTGCTAGACCTATTCTTAGGAAGTGCTATTAATGGTGCCTTGATTAAGTCAATAGGAGCTATGATTTATGGTGAGGGTTTGGCAGCTACTGATGCTGATGAATCAGATGAGAAAAAAGAATCATATTTAAGGTTAACAGAACTGCTATATAATTCTGATGATGATGTATTAAAAGATTTAGCCTTAGATTTAAAGCTATTTGGTGGCTGTTACGTTAATGTAATATGGTCGAGAGATAGAAGCAAGATAGCTAAGATGATTCACATTCCTGCTCAGTATATTCGTTCAGGTAAAATGATTGATGGCGAAATAGAACACTATTATTATTCAGCAGATTGGTCTAAGTATAAAAAAAATGAATATAAACCAAGAGCATACGCTGCTTTTAACACAGAAGATAGAACACAAGCTAGTCAAATCTTAATGATTAGAGATAAAAACCCTGCTTTATTCTATGGCTTTGCTCCTGATTACGTTGCAGCTACAGATTGGATTCAAATGGAGCTAGAGATTGCTCAGTTTCATTTATCTAATATCACTAGCGGAATGACCCCTTCAATGCACGTAGGATTTTCTAACGGTGTGCCGACTGAAGAAGAGCGTAGGACTATAGAGCGACAACTGAATCAAAAGTTTGCAGGTACAGGAAACGCTGGCAAGATATTAATCACTTTCAATGATGGTAAGGAAACAACACCTACAATAGAACCTATCCAAATGAATGATGCTCAATCAGCTTGGGTAGAAATGTCTAAGCAGTCAGTAAATCAGGTTCTGGCTGGTCATAGAGTTACATCACCGATATTATTTGGAATACGAGCAGAAGGCGGTGGGCTAGGTAATAATGCCGATGAATTACGAGACGCTTTTTCACTCTTTACAAATACTGTAATAATTCCCTTTCAAAACACACTTTTAAAGGGTTTAGAGAAGATTTTTAGAGTTAATGATATAAACCTTGACTTGTACTTTAAATCGCTTAAACCTGCTGATTTCATTGATTTAGAAGTTACTAAGACTCAGAGTGAAGAAGATCAAGAAAAGGAAGGTGTATCAAAAGAGGACATAGATACTGAGGAATTGGTGGAAATGAAAGCAATAGATGTTGAAGATGATGATGTATGTTTGGACTATTTTGATGATATAGGAATTACACTAGATGATGATGAGTGGTTTGAAGCACACCAGGAAGAATTAGATGAGTTTGAAATAGATAGCCGATACCATGAGTTTGCTTATGCTCCTGCAGGAACACCGAATGTTGCTGATAGCTCTAGCGATATTGGAATGTTCAGGGTTTTATATAGATATTCTCAAACACTATCTATAAGTAAAACAACAGGAAAAGTAACAAGCAGAAAGTTTTGCGAAAAGATGGTGGCTAAATCAAAACAAGGCACATTATATAGAATGGAAGATTTAAAGAAAGCATCACAAAAGGCTGTAAATAAAGGCTTTGGTCCAGGTGGCTCAAATACCTATAATATTGCATTGTACAAGGGCGGTGCTAACTGTAAGCATAAATGGGTTCGAGTATTCTATTTTAGAAGGCAAGTTCCTAAGGGGCAAACCTTTGTTGATGTTGATGGCAAGGAATACACAGAAGGAGAATACCTGCCAAATGGAACGCTAAATAATTTCCGATTAGTTTCACAACAATTTGCGAATGGTAAAATGCCTATGCCTGATGATGCAGAAATGAGAAAAACAACTTGGAAACTACCAAATCATGGATTTTTAAAACCAAGAAAAGAACAAGAACGTAGCAGGTCAACACCTGTATAAAATAAAATAACGATATGGCAATACAACACACATTATATATTTCAGCAACACGATTAAAAAAAGATACGGCCTTGGGCGGTTCGGTAGATGACAACCTAATAATGCCTTATATATTATTGGCTCAAGATATGTACATACTGCCAATACTAGGAACTGATTTAGATACTAAATTAAAAACTGAAATACAGGGGGGAAGTTTAGCAAGTGATTACAAAACATTGGTAGAAACTTATATACAGCCTGCTCTGGTTCAGTTCGCCTTTGCAGAATTAGCCCCATTTATGCGACTTAGATTTGTTAATAATGCTATCGTAGTGATGGGAGCAACAGACCAATCTTCTAGTGCTAGTTACGATGACATAAAACCTTTGATGGATAGGGCCAAAGACGCAGCAGAATTTTACCGACAACGCTGTATAGATTATTTAACTGACAAAGGCACTGGGACGTTTCCTGAATACGGACAAAATTCGGATGCAGGAGAACTCACACCGACAACTAGAAACTATTATGCAGGTTTAAATTTAGATGTAAATGTGCCAAAGAGAAACTTGCAATTAAAGAGTTTTTTACAAGGGGCAGGAATTACTATTTATGGCTGTTAAGAAACATAGGACATATCCAAGTAGTTTGGAGAATTTTAAGAAGTTAAAAAATTATATTAAAAAATTAACTAAAACTAATAACAATGGCAGGACAAAGATTAACCGATAAAACAGCTATGACAACAACGCCAGGAACAGGCGATTTGTTAATGGTGGTGGATGTGAACGATACCACAGGCTCAGCAGCAGGGACGAGCAAGAAAATCGATAATAAATTTTTCTTGCAAACTGATAAAATCTCAATCACTAATGCTGAGTTTTTAGCCATGTATTCTGATGGAAGAACGGTAGTAAGTTCACCAGGAGCAGGATTTGCAATTATACCTATTAATGTTTACTGTGAATATACTGAAGGTTCATCAGCAAACACAAACACAGTTGAGTTAACTTTTGGTCACACTAACAAATCAACTCAGTATTATTGGGACACAAACAGGTATTGGATGGACAGCCCTTCATATAATGGAAGCACTCAGTCTTATAGTGGCGGAGCTCCTTCAACTAGGGGTCTGACGCAAACAGGAACAATAGAGGACAAGGGTTTATACGCTTATTTTAAAGGATCAGCTCCGACAGGGGGTGCAACTGGAACGCTAGTGCTTTATGTAACTTACAGAATTATAGATATAACATGATGAAATACTTATTATTATTAATTCCGTTTTTGTCTTTTGGACAAATAGATTTTTTCAAGTATTCTACTATTTATACATCTATGAATATAAATACAAGTATGATTGAAAATCAAGACTATATTTCTATTGACAAAGGATACGAAGATGTTACACAGATTAACCCTTATGATTTTAATTTAACAATCGGCTGGAGAAAAATAGCCAGATTTGATTACGAACACAAAGTAAAGACTTGGTACTATGGAACAGAAGACAATATTTCAGAAAATGTTACTATTTCCAATGCTACTGGTTTTGAGTATCTTGTTAATTATTCGTATATACGCAGTCGTGGTGACACACTTAATGAGCAGAATTATTGGATACGATACTTGGGAAAACGATTTGTAGTAAAGGCACAATATACTGACCTGCAAAGATTTGACCTTAGATATAACGCAACAGATGCTAGATTAAGATTAACAAAAGGGGGGTTCGATATTACATTAGGGGGTGTATTTAGGCAACACAATCCATATGGAATAACGCCAATAGATGATTTATGGATTCCAGGCGAACAATCATTTCCGCAATTAGCAGAACAGTTTGGTTATTCAAGTCAATTTGTAAATGGTCAATGGCATTGGTTTAAAGATGGTGAATTATTAGCTACATCGAATGATGAGTTTTATAAGCATTATTTTGGTCAAGCTATAGCTGAATATAATGAGAGAGAATTAGAAAAATTAGGTATGCAAAGAGAGGTTAGCTTGGTGCTAGGTTTAGCATACTATAAATACCAGCCAAATTATTGGGTTCACGTTTGGGCTAATTTAATGCCCTTACATCATGGTTTAGATGATTTCCCTTATGAACGTGAAGAAAGTGCCTTAGAACGCCTAGAATGGGATTCTGGAGCTATTTTAGGCGTTAGAGTTACTAGACATCTAGGATTATTTGTAGAAGGTACACATTTAAAGTATTGGGGCAAGGAAGTTTTTGATTGTAAATTTGGGTTTAATTATTTAATCTTTTAGCTATGAAAAAAATACTATTTATATTATTTGCTTTTATTGGTTCATTTTCCTTTTCTCAGGATTATGATTTTCAAGCATTGTGTTTGGCTTGTGCTGAAGCTGAAGGTTATTATTGTGGTGATGACCCTACGAATTGGACTCAATATAGCCCTGATGGTTGCGTTCAAACATCTTGGATAAATGATGGCTGGATAGATTGTGTAGATGCTGGGGATGAGAATGGAGCTGTACCTACTACAGTAGCAGAATGTGAGCCAGAAGCTGTGCCTTGTGATACGGTATATGTGGAGATACCGATAATAGAAATAGAATATATAGATTGTGCTAGTGGTTTACCTTGCAATAGTGGAATGGGTGAAGTAATAGACAAATCTAAAACAAACAATAAAATGTATACCCTTTGGGGTTATGAAATTATAAGACCTGAAGGGGTGTATATTCAGAATGGTAAAATTAAATATAAATTAAATTAATAACAATATGGATATTTTAAAAAAGATTGTAAATAGTAAGAAATTTTGGTATGCCTTTGGTATGTTTATTTTTATAAACTGCTCTAGTGTATTTGGAATTTCAGAGGGTGAAATGGCTAACCTTATTTGGGTTGGTATTGCTCTTATTGTTGCTCAAGGATTAGCGGACTTTAAGGGATGTAACAAATGACACCAACTGTTTTAAGTGAAAAGTCTCAGTTTACGCTTGACATAAAAACTATAGCTATAGTGATTGGTATGGCAGTTTCTATATCAAGTACCTATTTTACTTTAAAGGCGGATATTGATGAGAACAAAAGGGCGTTAGAAAAGGGTAACTGGGTTAGTGCTACTGAGTATAATCTGAAGGATGAACTTGTTAGAACGACCATAATGGGTAATAGTAAAAAGCTTGATGCTATTGAGGATAAGCTAAATACTATTGATGAAAGACTTTACAACTTAAACAAATGAATTATTTTCCATACATATTGCTAGGATTATTCTTTTTTTGTATTGGTTCGTGTTTTGGTCAAGTTTCAGTAGTTCATTACAATAGTGAATGGAACGCTGATAATAGTTTGAACCTAGAGTTTTTAAAGGATTGTGAAAAGTCAAATATTATCATTTGCCATAATCCAGAAGAACAAGAAAAACACAAGATTAAATCTGTGCCTACGATTATTATATTTGATAATAATATAGAGGTATTTAGATTTGAAGCTAATATAATGATGCAAATAGAAGCAACATTTAACGAGATACAAGAAAAGATAGACAATGTATATTTAGCTAAATTTGAATGAGATTATCTAAGAATTTTACGTTACAAGAGCTAACACATTCAAACACAGCGGTACGTTTGGGAATAGAAAATACCCCTGACAAAGAGGGAATCTGGAATCTGACCTTATTAGCCACCGAACTTTTACAGCCCATTCGTGATAGAATTGGGGCTTTAAGAGTAACGAGTGGCTATAGGTCACCAGAATTAAATGCAATTTTTGGGGCAAATCGTTCTCAGCATATGTTGTGTGAAGCTGTTGATTTACAATTTGTTAAGCGTGGCAAAATGGATAACCTGCAAATTTATCAAGCTGTTATTGATTTAGATTTAGACTTTGACCAGCTTATTTTAGAGTTTGGGGATTCCACACAGTACAATGACCCCATGCGACCTGCCTGGATTCATATTAGCTGGACAGTAAGGGAAAATAGAAAACAAGTTCTTGTAGCTTATAAGGATGAAAATAACAAAACAAAATATAGACCAATAAATACTCTTAATTCAATATGAAATTCTTATCAAAACTATTCGGCAATATGTCTCTCGATGTTAATAAACTTGTTGATAATGTTGTGACCACCAAAGAAGAACGTGAGGAATTACGTATTAAATTTGAGCAGATATTTTTACAAGCACAAGCAAACGCTGAGGAACAGATTACTAGAAGGTGGGAATCTGATAATAAAGCTGGGTGGTTACCTGCAAATATCAGGCCACTAACATTAGCATTTTTGATTGTATCAACAGTATTATTAGTCTTCATTGATAGTGGAGCAATTAATTTTAATGTAGCAGAACGGTGGGTGTCCTTGCTTGAAATTACGTTACTAACTACGGTTGGTGCTTATTTCGGAAGTCGAGGCTTTGAAAAAATAAAGAAGAAATAAAACAACTAAAAGAATATAGGCTAAGGCTCACAAAGTCAGAACATGACTTAATAAAAGAAACACGCCAATCCGAAGGCAACGGCTTAAATAATGTTCTAGTTATTGGAGATTTACATGAGCCATTTTCACTTGATAAATACTTAGAATTTTGCATTTCCAAATATGATGACTTTGATTGTACTGAGGTTATATTTATTGGCGATGTCATAGATAATCATTATTCAAGTTACCACGAAACATCTGCTGATGGTATGGGTGGAGCTGATGAATTAGAGTATGCAATACAAAGAATAGCTAGGTGGTATAAAGCATTCCCTGATGCAACTGTTATAATCGGAAATCATGACCGTATGGTAATGCGTAAAGCACAAACATCAGCTATCCCTAGTAAGTGGATTAAAAGCTATAAAGAAGTGCTAGAAGTGCCTGGGTGGAATTTTATAGAGCGATACGTGAAAGATGGTGTTCAATATATCCATGGAGAGGGCGGTACTGCTAGGACTAAATGTAGAGCAGATATGATGAATACTGTTCAAGGACATTTACATACACAAGCATATTGCGAACATTATGTTGGTCAAAATTTTAGAGTATTTGGGTTGCAGACTGGCTGTGGAATTGACCACGAAAGCTATGCTATGGCTTATGCAAAGTCTGGAAAGAAACCAGCGATAGGGTGTGCTGTCGTTTGCAATAACGGAAAATTACCCATAAATTTATTAATGGAATTATGAATATATATAAAGAAAAGTTTAAACTTGGAGCATATTATACTTATAATAAAGACAATAAAAAGGTCTATGATATAAAAACTATGCGTGAAGATTTTAAACAATTAGTAAAGAAATTGAAGAAAAAATAGAAGGGGATATACTTATTCTATTGACTATGCTTTTAGTCGGTAACGAACTACTTGCGTGAATTTCCTGTCTCCATTACCATGTAGCCATCTAGTAGGCACATCTACAGTATCAGATACAATATCATGTCCTTTTTTTCTTAGCAGAAATATAGTTGAGGATAATCTGCTATTGCCTAAATCTCTGAAAGCATCTAGGGTTGTGATACTGCCAAATTTATCTAAATAGTCTAGGGTTCTAGTTAAGTGTGTTGATTTCATAATTCTTTAATGTATTTAATTGTTTGCTTTTTAATGTATTTCATATCTAACCATTCCAATAATTCAAAAGCATTTAAAACTATTGTAAAGTCTTTTCCATTTTCATCTCTGCCTGATAAATAAACCTCATTATCTGAACAGGCAAAAGTGTTTATGTCGTGTAAGTTTTTATATTTCATATTAATTCCATTTCTGATAATAATTCTTCGCCATATATATATACTAGCATATTAACTGTTTCCTCTGCATTAGTATAGGATTTACATTCTCCAAAATGAAACTGCTCATATTCTCTAATAGTTTCTAATGCTTCAAATACACTTATGCCGTGTGCATCTAACCATTCTTGAGCTTGGTAATATCCGATTATATAATAATCTTCATTAAATAGATGATAATGCAATTCCTTTTCGTAATCGTTTTTATTATCGTTTATATATTCCGTTAATTCTTCTTTTATACTTTTTTTCATAATTAATTTATTTTTTTAAAATTCATTCCAATAAGCTTTGTTGCAACCATCTGAGCAGAAATCATAGTCTGAATCTTCTCCGCAGAATTTGCACCTAACTTTGTTTACATCATCTTGGTAGGGTTCTTTATCGTAATTATTCATATCCCAAAAATTAAAGTGGTTAAAAATCTGCCTATCATATAGGCTAAACAAATTGATAATATTGCGTAATTAAACTTTCTCATAATTATTTCTTTTTTAGTATTTCTGAAAACCATTTAATTTGCTCTGATAGTTCATTACTTAAATTATGCCTATCCCTTTCTAGTGAACATATTGTGTCAGCTAAAAATTCTTTGCTTAATTTTAATAATTCTTCTTTTTTATAAATTGGTCTAAATTCTTTTTTCATTTTTCTAATTTTTAATTTATACTTGTTTTATTTATTTTATACTTCAAATTCTAAGTTTCTCATTTCTAACTCATCCATAAAAGTAAAAAAATGATTTTCTGATTTAAAAGTAAATACATTACTAAATTCCATTTCAAACGATAATTGTAAATCGTGTGCTATACTTGTAGCTTCTAATGTATCTCTTAATGAAGTTTCTATTTTAAATAATTCTAAATTTTCCATTTTATATGTTTTTTAATTTAATACTTGTTTTTAATTGTATAAGACAAATATATAAAAAAAACTTTATATACAAACTATAAAATAGAAAAAAATGTTTATAAGTTATTAACATTATGATTGTTAATAAGTATTAACATATTTTTATTATGTATTAAAAATTATTATTATATTTATAAATTAATTATAAAAAAATGCGTATGAATTCACGAATGATGCGTAGGCAGGTTATTAAGATAGCTATGTCTATAAAAGAGATGAATAAGATGGATGTTGCGAAAGCATTATCCTGGTCTTATCCAACTACTTTAAAAAAGATAAAAAACCCAAGTACATTGAGTGTTGATGATGCTGAAAAGCTTTGCGACCTTATAGACTTGGATATTGTTAAATTTATAAAACCCTTTTAATTATGCAGAAAAATAGTACAGTAACCAGAGTAACAGGAAACGGAACTTGGGAAGGTAAATTCGGTCTTATGTATAAGTTTGAAATAGAAATGGAGAACGGAGATATAGGAGAAAATTTATCTAAAACTTCTGAATGTAGATTTAAAGAAGGACAACAAACAGACTATGAATTTATAGATGGTGAGTGGCCTAAAATAAAACCTGTTAATACTTTTCAACCAAAAGCAAGTAATTCAGATGTGCAAGACAATATAAGATTTGCACAAGGTTTAAATATAGCAAACCTTCAATTTTGTCATGGAAAAATAACGGAAGAACAGATTGATGATGTTGCTTTTGAAATGTATGAGAAGTTAAAAAAAGGACCGCAAGTAAAATTACCTTTTGAAAAGACACCATTTTAATTAATCCGATAGTGCCTATGTTATTACTTGTTTTATATGTTTTATACTTTTTCTATATATTTAGCATAGGCATTATCTTAAAATATTTACTATGAAAAAAACTTATTTCAATCATGATTCAACAGCTAGAAATGATTATCGTATTATAAAGCTAAGGGCGAAACTCGGATATGAGGGGTATGGGGTGTTCTGGGCAGTATTAGAATTATTATTTACAGAAGAAAATAAAATCTGCACCAGCCAGTATGATATATTGGCCTATGGATTACAATGTGAAACTAAAATATTAAAACAAGTAATTGAAGATTTTGATTTATTTGTTATTGAAGATGGTTGTTTTTATTCTAAGCGGTTAAATAATCAAATACAAGAAATAAATAATAAATCCATTAAAGCTAAAGAGAATGCTGCTAAAAGGTGGAGTAATGCGACCGCAAAGCAACCGCATAGCGACCGCAATGCTATTAAAGTAAATTATACTAAAGAAAATAAAAGTAAATTAAATAAAAGTAATTATTATAATGATATTTCTTTTCCAAATTATTATGATATCCATTATGCAAAAAGAATAGAACAAGATGTTAATAAAACTAAGGAATACCATAAGCACCTAGAATCACTTGGTTATGTAAGAGATGTAAATAATTACAATGGTCAAGCTAAATGGATTAAGAAATGAAAGAATATCAATTACAAAAAGCAGTATGTAAATACTTAGATTTAAAGAATGTTTTATATTGCGGTTCAATGGGTGGTCAATATCAGAAGTTTCATAGTCAAAGGAACAAGGCAAAAGCGACAGGATATAAAAGGGGATTCCCAGATTTATTTATCTACGAAATATCTAAAATAGGAAAAAATTTATATTGTGGACTTGCTATAGAATTAAAGGTAGGATATAATAAAGCAACTAATGAGCAAAATTGGTGGTGTGGTCAGTTAAATGAACGAGGATATAAGGCACATATTTGCACAGGAATAGATGAAGCATTAGAAATTATAGACAACTATTTAAAAGGAATAATAAAATGAGATTACCGATAACATTTGACTTAACGCCAAAGGGCGAAATAGTAGAAAAAAAAGAAATAGGAGAAGACGGCTATATTGAAAATATACAATATAATTTGCAATTTAATGTAACTGAAAGGGGTGTTGACATTTCTTATTATGGAGAAGATGATACTTATTTTGATGAGGATAGAATAGATGAATTAATTAAAAAAATACAATGAGTGAAGATATAAAAAACAAAATAACAGATTTAAATATAATTATAATAGAATTAAAAAAAGAGCTAAATTGGTTTAGAGAATATGCTCACTATATAGGACAAAACCATTATACAATAGATGCAGAAGCATCTAGCTATGCAGATGAGGACTATGAAAACTAGACCAACATTTTTTAACACCAGAAGGGATAGATTGCACTGGAATTATACAGATACTAACAGCCTATTGTTTATAATTTTATTTGATGGCGGTGCGGAACTATCTTTTATTTTACGAGATTTAAAAAAAAATGATAACATAGAAATTTATATTTATAAAAAACTACATACTCATTTTAGTAACATAATTGAAATAGAATCAGCTAAAATAAGTAATGTAGAATATAACTTAATGAAGCAAGTTAATATACCTTCTATTACTAAAATATGTTAAATAAATACCTGAGCGATAATTATAACAAGCTAAAAGATATGGCTCATAATATCGCAGGGGAAAAGAACAAAGATGATTTATTAAGCTTTGTAATTGAAGAACTTTATAAATGTGACCAAGATAGGTTAAATGAAATAATAGGAAAAAAGCAATTAACATTTTATATCGCTAGGGTAATGCTAAATCAATACCATTCTAAAACAAGCAGGTACTATTACAAGTATAATAAATACTATGAATATCATACTACTACCACTATTGAAAGTCTGACCCAAGATAATACTGAGTACAATATAAAAGATAAAGAGATAGTTGAGCAAAAGCTAGAGTGGATAGAAGAAAAACTACAAGATTTATATTGGTTCGATGCTGAGTGTTTCCGCATATATTATCGTGAAGAACATTCACTAAATACAATGTCTAAAGCAACTAAGATTTCAAGGGCCACTATTTATAAGGCAATCACTAACGTAAAAAAATATTTAATCAATGAAAAATAAAGAAGATACAATAGCAAATATATTAGTAGGATTTTTGGTCCTAGCATTAATAGCATTATTCACTATAGCAATAATATGAAAAAGAGCAGAATCATAAGGGCAATAAAAAAGGCTAATACTGACCTTATTAAAAAATATGATATGGTTTCCTTTAGCGATGAAAAGGGAAAAACTTATGTCTTAGGAACTAAAGAAGGTTTTGATTTAAAGATAAATGAAGCTGCCTCTTATTCAATACATAGACTATTAGATATGATAGATGATGAAAAGGCAAAAGATAAATTATTAAAGAAATTGCAAGATGACAAAAAAGAGTAAAGGTTTAGGCGATAGTGTGGAGAAGGTATTAAAAGCTACAGGCATAGATAAGGTAGCTAAAAAAATACTAGGCGATGACTGTGGGTGTGAAGAACGAAAGCAAAAGCTGAATAAAATGTTTCCCTATTCCAGGCAAATGACAGAAGATGAAATGAAGATTTATGAAGAAGTGATGTCAAGGACAAAGGGAACAATAACTAGAGAGGACCAGGCTATATTAGTCAAGATATACAATAAGATTTTTAATGCCAAAAAAAAGACATCGAGTTGCGGTTCTTGTGTAAAACAAACATTATCTAAATTAAAAAAAGTTTATGAAAACAGTTGTGATATAGATGGTTAAAAGAGCAGTATTTATACATAGAAAAACGAAACGCAAAAAGCGTAAGGGGATTCATAGTAAGAACAATAAACCGAGTAAAAAATATAGAGGTCAAGGAAGATGAAAAAAGAAAGTCAAATGTTTAGATTTTGCCTACGTTGTACAATGGTTAGCTTAATCGAAAAGGGCAGGTGCTATTTCTGTAATGGTGATTTTATATTATCAAGCGTAAAAGATGATTTACATAAATTGCCAAAAAAGCATGAGAAAGCACACTAAATTATACCTGGACTTTTTTGATTATGGAGAACAGGATTTTGTTATGTGTGAGTTCTGCCAAAACGATAGAGCTGTAGACATACATCATTTAGAAGGTAGGGGAATGGGGGGAAGTAAAGAAAAAGATTACATTGAGAACTTGGTGGGCTTGTGTAGAGAGTGCCATAACAAATGCGAACACGATAAGATGGCTAATTTTTATTGCAAGATTAAACATCTGGAAAATGTTTGCCATCAAATATATGCTAAAATAGAATACCAAAAAAGATTAAAAAATTATGAAAGCAAAAAAAATAACAACAAATAAACTAAAATTAAACCCCAACAATCCTAGAACCATAAACAAAAATAAATTCGAGAAATTAAAAAAATCAATTATTGAGTTTCCTAAAATGTTAGAGTTGAGACCAATAGTTGTAGATGAAAATTTTATCGTTCTGGGTGGCAACATGCGTTTACAGGCATTAAAAGAACTTGGTATAAAAGAAACATTTTATATACAGAAAGATGACTTGACCCCTAAAGAAAAAAAACAATTTGTAATAAAAGACAATGCCTCATTTGGAGATTGGGATTGGGATGCCCTGGCCAATGAATGGGAAGCAAAAGAATTAAAAGATTGGGGAATAGATGTTTGGCAACCTGAGAAAGAAATTGATTACAGCGTATTGGAAGAGATTAATTTAGATGAAGAAATACAAACAATGTATGAACAGACTAAAAAGTCAATAATACTAGAATACCCTGCAGATGGTTTTGATGAAATAAAAAAACTGTATGAAAGTTTAAAATCTAAGGAAGTTAATTTGCCTGATTTGTTTTATAAAGCAATGCAAGATTATGAAGCATAATGTGTATGTAATATCAGCTGGTAGGTATAATGACTTACCGTTTAACATTGAGCAAAAGAATAAGTATATATTTTGCGTAAAAAATGGTGAGAAAAAACTATATGAAAAAAGCGGTTGTAAGAATGTTTATGAAACAGGAAATTTAATGCAGAGCAGAAACTTTGCACTAGAACACGCATTTAATGAAAACAAAATATGCGTTCAATTAAGTGATGATATTAAAAAGGTAACAATTAATAAAAACTTCGGTGAAAAGAAAATAGTCACCCTAGAATACGCCATTAATGATATAGTGAGCAAATTCATAAAGGTAACAGGCGTTCGGCTTTTAGGTGTACCGCCTACAGATAATTACTTTTTTGCTAATAAATTGGTGGTAGAAAACAAATTTTGTATCGGTGATATGTTATTTGTAAAACCAAATGAATTGAGGTTTGATGAATCTTTAACACTTAAAGAAGATTATGACTACACGTTACAGCATATAAAAACAGGTAAGGTAATAAGGTATCAAAAGTATTTATTCACTTTTAAACATTATTCTAATAAAGGCGGTGCGGTAGATATAAGAAATGACAAAGAAGAACAAAAAAATATAATGATACTGAAATCTAAATGGGGGGATAAAATAAGGTTAAACCCCAAGAGAAAAAATGAAATACTAATATGAAAACATTAAAACTCATTAAACAAGAACACGATTACAAAAGCGGAAAGCGTTGTGATTTTATGAAACCGACAGTTACAGAAAGCTGTTTGTTAGAATATGAAAATGAAATAATTGGATTTTATTTAACCGAACTACCAAAAAAATTGAAACAATATATTGCAATAGCAAATAAAGAATTTTTAAGCAAGAATGTTCCCAAGAGTTTATTGGAAAGGTCAGACGTTTACGCAATGCAAAGAAAATATGGAATTACAAGGTCACAAGCTAAGGCGATGAACACTGTGCAAATGTCAACTATATTAGGGGGCGTATTATCCAAGCCACATTTAAGGAGGCCATATAATTCAGTATCAGCAGTTCACACCAAACCAAAAGCAAAAACATTTATCAAAGCTATGTTATTAGCATGCTTAGAATGTGAGAAGTTAATTGAAAAACATATGCCTGAACAATACACAAAGCAAAAAGAAATAATAGAAAAAACAACATTAAAAAAATATAGATTTGGAAACTTGTTTACAAGCAGTATATCTAATTATAATATAGCAGCACCATTTCACCAGGACAAGGGCAACCTAAAAAACACAGTAAACGCTATACTAACTAAAAGGCAAGACACAGAAGGCGGAAGTTTGTGCGTGCCTGACTTTAACCACGTATTTGAACAAAGTAATGACAGCTTGTTGGTTTACCCTGCTTGGAGAAATTTACACGGCGTAACTAAAATAATACAACACAATAAAGAAGCGTATAGAAATAGTTTAATATTCTATCCGTTAAGTGGATTTCATAAATAATAAAACATGAACAAAAGTAGACACATTAAAAAAGAAACGCTATTAAAGGCGTTAGAAAAGAGTTTAGGGGTTGTAACAATAGCTTGTAAGAAAGCTGATATTCCTAGAAGCACATATTACAAATGGCTAAAAGATGATGAAGAATTTAGACAACAAGTACAAGAGATTGAGAATGTTGCATTAGACTTTGCAGAGAGCCAATTACATCAACAGATTT